AACATCTGCTGTTGGAAGAGCTTTAGCAATGCTTGGCTTAACCAATGACAAGATAGCTTCTGCTGAAGAAGTATCTGGTGCAATAGTTCAATCGGACCAGAAGCTTACAGCAGCACTTTTCGAGCTTGATAAAGTCTCTCATCTCGGAGCATACCAATCTTGGATTACAACTAATAAAGGACTTATGCAAAAAGTTAAGCAAGAAGATGCTTATGCTTATGAGCAGTTCCTGGAGAAGTTTAACAAGATCAAATCAAACCTAGAGACTAAAGGAGTTATTCAATAATGGATGACCAAACTAAAGAACGAAAATCATTAGGCGTAGTATTTCCTAATGTGAATAAAGAAAATCCGAAAAGTTATGATCTTAAAGGAACAATAACTTTACCTGATGGAAAAAAATATAGAGTTGGTGCTTACAAAGCTGAAGCAACTGGTTCTGGAAAACTTCCTAAAGGTTCAACTTATTACTGGATGCACAGAGTAGAAGAGCTTGAACTTAATCAAGCCGATACTTCATTTGATCCAGCGAACCTGGAGTAATCATGGACACGGATAAATATAAATCTATAGCCTTGAGCATGGACACTTATAAGAAGCTGAGAACATTATCAGACGAACAGTTTGAGATGCCTCAAAGTCTTGCAAAGACTGCTTCGTATTTCATTAACGCTGCCTACTCTGCTCACACAGATAGTAAAGATAAAAATGTTAAACGAAAAGCTTAAACAGATCCGTCAAGCTAAACATTTAGAGTATGGATCATTCGATGCCAATATGAAAAATATCGGCAGAGCTTGGTCCTCTCTACTTGGATTGAATAAAGATATTCCAGGTCATGTTGTTGCTAATATGTATGTAATCGCAAAGCTTATTAGAACTCAAGGTGGCTTTAAACAAGACACTTACGATGATGCACAAAATTATTTGCACCAGGCGGAGTTGATGCAGAAGGTAAAAGATGAGCGATAAAATTATTAAATTTCCTAATACACCAGCAAACCAAATGTCTGAAGCTGCAAAGTTAGCTATGGAAATGGAAACTGAAAAAAATATGTATCAAGAAAACATTGAATGGATGTTTAGAAAAAATGACTGGGATAAACTTCCAGCAATAGATGGCAGATCTTTAGATATGTTAGCTTTGTTTGGCGATGTGATGGTTTTTACACCTGAAGTTAGTCAAAGAATTATTTGTAAGTTAGCAGAACAAATTAAAAAAAATCAATTAACAGATCCATTGGAGGATTATTTAGGATGACAAGAAAAGTAGGAGATAAAGCTTATGCAACTTATGTTGGCTACCAGGCGTTCAGCTCTGATATGCCAGTACACAGAATTAACCAGACAAACTGGTACTTAAAATTTGAAGATAACCTACCAGCATTTTTTATTAAAGCTGATGATGTGTTTCGACAAATGCCGCCACAATCTTTTTTTGCAACAGCACCAAGAAGTACGATGTACGACTTTACTGGATGGCTAGAGCAGACAGAGAAATATTTTAACTTAACCCAAGAGGAGATTTTATGCCAAACAGACATAGAACGACTGAAGAACTTGCCTTCAACAGAACAGTTGGCAACAACATCAAATATCTAAGAAAGATTAGAAACTTTACACAGAGTAGAGTTGCTAGAGATTTAAACTGTACCTTCCAGCAGATTCAAAAATACGAAAAAGGATCTAATGGAGTATCTAGTTTAAAGTTACAAAAGTTAGCAAAACTATTTGAAATAAAAACTGACGTAATAATTGATCCTAACTTTATACCATACCATAAAGGCTTTACTGGCAAGATGGATTGGCTGCAACATGAAGCAGAAATTGAAGAAGAACAAAAGAAACAAGAAATCATTAAAGAATATGAGGAGAAAAAAAATGTCAATCATAAAGCCTAAATTTGTTGAGATAGAAATACAAGAACAGACAGATCCAGATAGAGCTTCACATTGGATGACTATTGTTAAGTACCAGCCTGAAGTTAAAGAAGGTGTAATGGAAGGAGCTTTAGAAATTAAAACTATTTTAATGACTGACTTTGATCCAGTAATTAGATGGACCAGAGATCTTGGAGATAAAGTTGTTGATGTTCCTGAGAATGCAGAAGCTGCACTAAAGCAAAATAGAATAGAAGCTGATCGTAGAGAAAAAATTGTGGTGCATCATGACTAAAATTATCAAGACCACACAAGGCGAAGCTCAGTTTCTTATCAAAGAAGAATACCCAGATGAGAATAAAGCTATTGAAGGTAAAGAACCTACAACATCAGAAGCTGAGGTAACAGATCTTAAAATAGAAAACGTAAAATATAAATTGAAGGAGGTCTTAAAAAATGACTGATCAAAAGTTATTAAGATTAGAAAAAAGACATAAAGGTTTAGCAAGAGTTACAGCAGCTATTAATGATCTTTATATATACGGTGTTTATGAAAGTAATTATCCAGCATTAATGGACACATTAAATGAAGCTAAAGATGCTTGTAAAGATGAGTTAAGAGATACTCATGTTGAGATAGTTGCCATTACTAAAGCTAATGAGATAACTAAATTAACTCCGAGTACAACAGAGCAACTCCAGGAGGACTATGACGAATAGCGGAATGTTTAAAGATCCAGAAAAAATAAAATACTTGGAAAACCAAAATAAATTATTAAAGAAAAAATTAAAAGAGGCTGTATCTAAAATAAAAAGAATAGAAGGTTTAGAAAAAATACACGCCAAGAACAATGGCGATTTGAGACTTCACATTATAGAACAAGATAAACAGATTAATACTTTGAAAAAAGATATTGAGATTATTCGTGAAGGTAATGAGCATTTAGGCATTTACAGACAACACTAATTAAGAACAGATTGTTTTAAAAGTTTATTTCTTAAAACACTAAGAGGTTTATATACTCTTATTTTAATAGCATCTTTTAGATCTTTAAATCCATTCTTTCTTTGCTTATATACTTTGTCATGTATATGTAGCTCAGCATATAGATCAGCTAAAATTTCAGCAACTTCATCTTCAACTATTTGCAAAGATAATTTTTTTGTTTTCATACAGATATAATGATGATTTTTTTGGTGCTGGATATAGTTAAAAAGCTACGCCAGGTATCTTAGAGCGATCGGCTGACCGCTCCAAAATATCAATTTTATTTAATACTTATAACCTAAAGCTAGATCTACTTTATCTGCTACAATTTTATTAGCATCATTTGTTGATGCTTCATTATGATTACCATAACGATCAACTGTAGTAGTCCATCTTGTATGACCTACTCTTTGTTTGATTTGATTAGGAGTTAATTTTAATACCTCCATATTATTAATCATATTTAAAGCTACGTAGTGTCTCCAAGTTTTACTTGGACTACCTTTAAATCTACAATCAATAACTTCGTATTGAGAAGTATTAGCCTGAGTGTACCATCTTAATTTAGCAAGACCTACTGCTTCATAAGTTTTATAAATTATTCTTCTTGAGTAGTATTCAGACATTGCTCCGTCTCCTCTAGCACCAGAAAAAAACCATTTATTAAACTCTCTTTTCTTAAACATATAATCAGCAAACCATTTAATATGTTCTGCTTGTCTAGGAGTAAAAGCTATTGTTCTTCTACTACCTCTATTCTTAGTCTTGTTTACATAGCCAGTTCTTAAATTAACACCTTTAATACTTACGGTGTTATTATCAAAATTAAAGCTAGTCTTTTTTAATCCTCTTATCTCTGAAGATCTTAAACCGAAACAAGCCAACATAGTGAAGATACCATAAGCCATAGCATCATCTCTTGATTTATCTCTATTCTCCTTAACATAAGCTAAAACTTTATTAGCCTCTTCGTTAGTAAGAACTTCAGTTTCTTTTTCATAAAGCTCATCATCATTATCAGGTAATAGATAACTAGATCCATGCTTACCAATCTTCCATTGTAAAGCAGAAGAAAAATCGTGATGATATTTTTTAAACATACACCATCTTAAAAATGTATGGATATGCTGAATGATATTTACATTAGTTTTGTGAGCCACTTTAGCTGCTTTTAAAGCTACAACAAACCTCTCTAATGTTTGACCATCAGTCTCATCTAAATAAACATCTGGAAAAAAAGGTATTAGATATTTATCGTGATATGATTTGTAACCAGATACACCATGAACGCTATCTCTAGCTCCAGGTTGTTCAGCCATTTCAATACGGAAGTTTCCATATTCTTTAAACTTATCCATAAACTTATGTCTATCTGTAAGCTTAAATTCTTTACGCTCTATAGCTCCTAAAAGCTCCTTAGCGTAGGCTTCAGCTGTTCTTCTATTAGTGAATGTTAGTTTTTTATTATGCTTATCTCTGACTTGTTTTCTGTTATTGCCATAGTCCTGGATAACATAAGTACCTTTTCTTTTAGTTACTTTTAGATCTGTCATATAGATTTAATAACTACTGGAGATAGATCGACAAGGATTTTTTGCCTAACGCTCTGAATTTTATTAACTCAAGAGTTGAGACAAAATAGGAGGTTCTAAACGGTGCTAAATCGGTGCTGAAAATATTACAAAACTTTACAATCTGAAATATTTTAAAT